AGAAAATGCTTTAGATAAAGTTTCACAAATAGAAACTTTTTACTTTAAAGAAAATAAATTAGCAAAATCTTTTGGTCACGATATAGATAAAGTTCAAGTAGGTGTGTCAGCACAGTCTGTTAAAAAAGTTTTACCAGAGATTGTTGATTTAGCTCCTTTTGATATGAATGATGAAATGAATGGGTCTAAATCTGGAGAAGATTATATGACAGTTGATTATGCAAAATTAACTCCATTGTTAATAGAAGCAATCAAAGAATTGAAAGACGAGATTAAAGAATTAAAAGGAGTCTAAAATGGCTTTACAAACACAAGGAGCAATTTCTTTAAATGATATTCATATTGAAGCGGGTGGCAGTTCTGGAACTCAAGCATCAATAAATGATGCAGATATTAGAGGATTAATAGGTAAAGGTAATGGATCGCAAATGTCATTTAGTGAATGGTATGGAGCAAGTAATGTTGTTCAGTATTCAGCTCCTATTGTTATTTCTCAGACACAATTTATAAAAGCAACTTATTATGGATTTTATGCTAATCCTTCTCCAAATTTTCTTTTTAATCCAATGGGAACTCTTAATGGCTCTACAGGACAATGGAATTTTGGAGGTCTTGCTATTACAGGCATAACTACACAAACAGATACAATTAATACAAATACCTATCTTCAAATAAATGGTACTTTAACTCCTAGCAATTTTACTTCAATCTCTTATCAATCAGGTACAGGAATAGTTACTGTTCCAGCTTCTACTTTTACACAAATGACAGGATTCATACAAAATAATAATGTTCATAACCTTACAGGTGGTAGTGGACACATACAAAATGGCACAGTTACAGTTACAATATAATGAACGATAAAAACAAACAATTAAAAGAAATTCATAAATTACCTGATGGAGAAATTGTTATTCCATTTGAAGACGCAGACAAACTTCCACCACAAGATAATCCTTATCAAATAAGTCCGCTTAATCCTATAACACGATCAGAGGAAATCTAAATGATATTTACAATGGAAAATATAAAAATGGTCAATCTGGATAATGAATTTCAATTAACAGTTTTATCAGCAAAAAAAGGACAACTTATAAGCAGACACGAATTTGATGAACAACCTGATTTTGACAAAATAGAATATCTTGATGATTACAAAATAAATAAATCATTAACAAATTATTTATTTATGGAAGGTAAAGTCAAAGTTTCTTATGAATGGGAAGAAGATGAAATATCAAAAGCAGATGTAGATAAATATGAAGAAATAAATGCTAACAATCCAGAAGATTCACACACAAATAAAACAATAACAGACAACTCATATTCCTACGAAATAGATATGGGCGGTTATGTAACTGAATGGAGAGAAAGGTCAGCAAACTATGAGCTTTCTACAAACAAAGCAAGTATTGAATCAATGGAAGATGATACGATTGTTATTTGTTGTTTGCAAAATGACTATGGCTTTAAATTTTATAATGTTGATATACAACCTGATGAAACAATAGAAGCTGAAAAACTTGGAAACATAAATTATTTATTGGTTGGCAATAAATGTGAAATTACAGTTCCTTCGCCAGATGTTGTAAATGAAGAATTTAAATATAATTTTGACCAATATGACTGTAAAAAATTATCTAGCAATAAATGTTTTATAAAAAATGTTAGCGACAAAATTTGTCGTGTTGTAATGATATGCAAATCATAAAAGGTTTTAAATTTATCAAAGCTTATGCTTCTGGTAAAAGTCACGTTAAGGCAGATTTAAATTTAATTATGACTATGGTTAATGAATTAGATAAAAATTGTGACAAAAAATTAAAAAAAAAATTCAACGAAAATCCATATTCTAAACTTTTTTATAAACAAGAAAATTTAAAAGATACTGTTTTAAGATCAAGATATAAAAAAGGTACATTAGGAGCAGAATTAAAAAAATTTTGGAAAAATAATTCAGATGATTTATTTCAAAAAAACTTTGATATATCGCAAACTAAAGGCAAAAAAAATATAGCTTTTATGAAAGGACTGTTGAATGAACACGATATTATTCATTGTGTAAATAAATTAGATTCAACACCTTTAGCGGAAGTTTCTGTATTAGGTTTTACTTTAGCAAAAGGTTTTCGTTACAGTTTTTTTTATATTTGCTTGGCTAGTGTACTTTTAGCATTAAAAAATTCTTTTGGTAAAAAAGCTATACAAGGCAGTTTATTATTTAAATTAAAATATATGCCAGTAATAAGTGTAATTAGATTGATTTTAGAGGGTTATTTTAATGGTAAAAAAACACGGTGGTTTATGACGGTTGATTGGCATAGCTATTTGAAAACACCAATAGAAGAAGTTAGACAAGAATTAAATATAAAAGATTTTCCAGTTTGGGAAGATATTAAACCTAAATGGTACGAACTTTTAAGTTTTTATAAGAAATTAGATACTAAGGTATAATTAATTATGGCGTTATTTCCTATACAACCAAAACCAGGTATTAAAACAAATGGTACTGATTATCAAAATAAAGGTAACTGGATCAATTCTAATTTAGTCCGTTTTGAAAATGGGTTTTTGACTAATGTTGGTGGGTGGAGAAAAATTAAATCAACTGCGCTAGACGGAACGCCTATATCTGCTTACGCTTATACAACAAACTCTTCAAAAGAAGTTTTAGCTATAGGTACAAGAAGAAAAATTTATGTTTTGTTTGATAATCAATGGTACGAAATTACGCCGTCTGGTTATGTAAATGATATGGGACAATCGCCGTTAGGTTTTGGAGCGTTTACATATAATGTAGAAAATTACGGAGACGCACGTTCACAGTCCGGTTTAGCTTTTGATACAAAACATATTTCTTTTGATAACTTTGGAGAGCTTTTAATAATTAGTTCTGCTTCAGACGGCAAAGTATATCAATGGAATCCCGCTAGTCCTTCTGCTATAGCTACACAAATAACTAATAGTCCTATTGGAGTAAATGGAATTGTAGTTAGTAATGAAAGACATATATTTTGTTTTGGAAATAATTCTGATAAAAAACAAATCAGGTGGAGTTCAAGAGAAACGACTAATGTTTGGACACCACAAACAACAAACACGGCCGGAGATTTAACAATTCAAACGGGTGGAAATATTGTAGGCGGGATTAGATACGGCTCAGAAATATTAGTATTTACAGATGTTGGTTTAGAAAAGGTTTACTATTCAGGAGCGCCATTATTATACGGAATACAACAAGCGGGGAAAAATTGTAAAACAAGCTCTATGCGAACAGTCGTTTCTACTGGTAACTTTGTTGCTTGGTTAGGCGATAACAGTTTTTATATCTATGACGGTCAGGTAAGAAGAATAGCTTCAGACGTACATGATTACGTTTTTGATAATATAAATTATCCTTATAGAGCTACTTCTTGCGGAGGTCATAATCAATTATTTAACGAGATATGGTGGTTTTTTGCTTCTGGGGATTCTAAAGTTCCTAACAAATATGTTATTTGGAATTATGTCGATCAAACTTGGGCGGTAGGCGACATGGATCGCTCAATGTGGTTAGATCAAGGAGTCTTTGATTTTCCTATAGCGTGTGACTCATTAGGAAATGTTTACGAACATGAAACTAATACATTAATTGAATCAACAAATCTTGGTAATGCTATTCCTTTTGTTGAAAGTGGCGCTATAGAAATTGCACAAGGAGATAGACTTGCGCAAGTAAATAAAATAATTCCAGATAGCGAGTCTAATACTGCGCCAGGAATTACAATTAGTTTTAAAGGTAAAAATACACCGTTAGGAGCAGAAGAAGATTTTGGAAGTTTTGTTTTTAATTCTACTGGTTATCAAGATTGCAGATTTTCTTCTAGGCAAGTAAATATGAGAGTAGAAGGAGACGTTAATCAAAATTTCAAAATAGGCGATATAAGAATAGATATAAAAGCAAGAGGTAAAAGATAGTGGAGCTTTTAGGTATATTTATTCTAGTTTTGCCTTTTGTTGTTGGATATTTAATTGGTTTTCAAAAAGGTAAAAAAGACAAAAGTTAATTATGGCAAGAAGAACTTTACCAAGACCATATAATAATGAGGTTGATTTAAGTTACGTCAATAATTTAATTAGTGAATTAGAAGAATTGACTGGATTGAATATAGTAAAAGGCGAAAGGTTTGAAATAAACGGAGCAGACAGTTCAGAAATTGTACTGGTTTCTCCAAATGGAACAAAATATAAAATAGTAGTAGATGATAGCGGAAATCTCTCAACAAACGCAGTTTGATAAAGTACCTGGATTAAAAGCTGAATGGGAAAGAACAAAACCATTAATTATAGAAGCTTTAAAATACGACGAACTATATGAAATTGATGATGTTGAGTGTAAAATAAGAGAAGGAACTTTTCTTTTGTGGACGGGAAAGCAATCCGCCATGATTACTGAGATAATCGAATTTCCCCGTAAAAAAACTTGTAATTTATTATTTTGCGGTGGCGATTATAAAGAGTTAGTCAAAATTACAGAAACTATTGAAGAGTTTTGTCGTCTTAGTGGCATTACAAAAATTTTCGGTGGTGGTCGGCGTGGGTGGTTAAGAAAAATTAAACACTTGGGTTGGAAAAATGAATTTTTAATAAGTAAGGATTTATAAATGAGCAAAGGAAAAACAGTACAACAATCGGAAGCTAAAGTTCCTAAATATCAAGAGGACTATTACAAAAAAGTTTATGCAAGATCAGAAGCGGAATCTAATAAACCTTTTGTGCCTTATACTGGACAAGGTGTAGCCGACAGAAATCAAGCACAAAATTTAGGTTACAACACGGCCGTTTCAAATGTTCAAAGAAATAATCAATATGATCCAGTTGCGGGAATGTCTGGACTTTTGAACGAAAGAGTCAATGTCGCCGGTAATAATTACAATCCAAATATAACTGACACCGCAGATTTTAGCGGAGCAAATGCAAACAGATCAGGTGTTAGGGAAGTAACGCCACAAATGATTATGGGTACTATTGGAAATTACATGAATCCTTATACGCAAATTAACATAGATCAAGGTGTTAAAGACTTAAATAGAGCGCGTATGCAACAACTAATGTCTGACCAGGATCAGCAAATAGGTCAGGGAGCTTTTGGCGGTTCTAGGGGAGCTTTATTAGAAGCAGAAACAAATAAAAATTATAACGAGAGCGTTGCAGATTTTGTTGATAAGAAAAGAGAAGACGCATTTAATGTTGCGACTAATTTAGCAAATCAAGATATTGCTAGACAATTACAAGCAGATCAATTTAACGCCGGTGTAGATCAACAATTTTTATTACAAGACGCACAATTTGACCAACAAGCGGGTTTACAAAATCAAACTTTCGATCAAGCGCAAAACATGAAACAAGCAGATTTAGAATTAGCTAGAGCCAATATGGATCAAGACGTAAATATGGCACAAGCTAATTTAGACGCAGACGCTATAGCTAGAAATCAAGGAATTTTTGAATCTATTCTTGGCCAACAAAACTTAGGATTAACTAACTTACAAAGAGAAGGTTTGCTAAGAAATCAATACGATCAAGATATGCTTGATTATGCTAGAAGACAATTTGATTTAGAACAAAATCAAGGTTTAAGAAATCTTGGAGTTTTACAATCTGGATTATCAGGTATCAGTCCTTTAATAAGTACAACCGGCTCTTCTCAAAAGAAAACTGGTTTTGGTGATGTATTAGGCGCGGGATTACAAGTAGCTTCTTTATTTTCGGATAGCAGACTTAAAAAAGCTATTAAATTTTTATATAAATTACCAAATGGAATTAATATTTATTCTTGGGAATGGAATAAAAAAGCTAAAGAACTTAATATTCCAGAAGATTATCCTGGTTACAACGTAGGTGTTATAGCTCAAGAAGTTATGCACATACAAAATGCAGTCATACAAGATGAAAACGGATTCTTGAAAGTAAATTATGAGGTTCTACAACAATGAGTTTAGGAAAAAATAAATCTGCTATGAATATGCAGTTTGTTCCGCAAAATAATTTATTTGGCGGTGGTCTTACAGATGAACAAAGAAGACAACTAGGTATGCCAACTTTCAATATGAATAATGCAGTTATGAACACAACTCCGGTAAAAAGTGTGTTACCAAAAAAAGAACCAGTTGTAACTCCTAAACTGGCAACTGATATTCCTAAATTTAGTGGGTTTGGAAATAAATTAGCGCAAATGGGTGGCTTTAATAAAATTTTAGGACAAAAAGATTTATCTGCTATGACGCAAGAAGAAGTAAATAAATATGAAGCAGATAGACTACAATCAAGAAATAGAGGGACTCAAGACCTTCTTATGGCTTTAGGTAGCGCATTTAAAGGCGAAGATATAGTAGGAAATGTTCAAAATTTAAGAGATCGCAGAAACACCGCAGACGATTTACAAGCGCAAGAAGAATTAAATAAACAAATAGCTGAAGCGTATGCAAATGGCGATTATGATTTAGTCAATCAATTAATGATAGAAAAAGGCGATGGCGCTGGTATTCAAGCTATTTCTAATAGGATCAACAAAGCAAGACCAGAAGTTTCTTCTGACGGTAAATTTAGACTTGAATATGATGAAAAGGGTAATGTTATTAATATGACTCCTATACAAGAAAACATAGACGCCTTATCAAATAAAACTGATTTAAGTTTTTCAGAAAAGAAAGAAATTAAAGCAGATCAAAGAAAAATGGACACTATGAAAGTACAAGTAGCTGACATAGAAGGTTTTGAAAAAATGATTGAAAATGACGAATTGGATTTTGGTTTCTTTGAAGGAATTGGAGACGCTTTAGGACAAGAAGGTTTTCCAGGATTTAAAGACGATCAAGAATCAAGAAATTCAAGAGATTTTCAAAACTGGCGAAATGAACTTGTAAATAAAGCTCTATCAATGCAATCAGGAACAAAAACTGATTTTGATTGGGTAGCCGTTGCTCAATCTTTGCAAAGTGCTAATTCTAAAAAAGGAGTTTTGCAATTTTTGAAAAGATATAAAAAAGGTCTATTAGAAGAACAAAAAATAACGCAAGACGGCCTTGATATAATTTCAGACGGTAAAGGTGTCGGAGACGACGATTTTGAGTTTGAGATAAGAGAATAGAACATGGAAATAGAAATTCCAAAAGGCAGTAATAACTGGATCAAAATAGATAAAAATAAATGGAATAATGCTCCTAAGTCTGAGCAGATGAAGTTTTATAGGCAGAAAGAATCAGAGTATAAACTTTCACAAGCTCAACAAGATATAGAAGCAACAAAGCAAAAAAACTTAGAAGCTGAAACGTCAACAACCGGAGAAAAAATAGCCGGTACATTAAGAGGAGCGGGACAAGGTTTAACTTTTGGTTTTGGAGACGAAATAGAAGCGGGTTTAAAAACTGGTTTTGGTCTTTTGGGAGATTATGGAAAAACAGTTGGAGACATAAGGCAAGATATAGACGACTTTAGGGTTTCTGATCCGGCGTTAGCTTATGGTTCAGAAATTGGCGGAGCTATAGTACCCGCATTATTTACTGGTGGAGCGGGAGCAGTTGCTACCGCCGGAAGAATGGGAGTTGGAGCGTTAGCTAAACAAGGAGCAAAAACCGGAGCTAAATTTGGTGGCGCTTATGGTGTTGGAACTGCTGAGTCTGATCCAGGAGCTTCAGTTTTTGAAATGGCAAAAGACAGAGCCATTGGTTTAGGTGGTGGCGCAACTTTAGGAGCGGTTACTGGCGGAGTTTTAAATCCGGCTATCAGCAAAACATTATCTGGAATGTCTGGTCTTAAAAATCAACTTGCTAAATTTCAAGGCAAAGATCAAGCAATAGAAAAAGACGTAAATAGAACTATAGCTAGTGCCTTAAATAAAGAGTCAGATGAAGCAATAAAAAAAGTCGTAGATGATACAGTAAGTCCGACAATGTTAGCCGACGTTGGCACAAATCCACGCGGATTAGCTTATGCTATGCAACAAATATCGAATCCAAATAGAACACAAATTGCAGACGACTTAGTTGCTAGAAATAATGAACAATCTTCAAGAATTTTAAACACTATAAAACAAACATCAAATATTAGTGACGACAAATTAGGTTATGAATTTATTGATACTTTAGACGATCAAGTACAAAGATTAGCAAAACCGCAATATGATGAAGCTTATAAAGTAAATATTCCCGCAAATAAATTCAAGTCATTATTTGGCTCAACAAAAGTTGACGCTATTTTAGAAGCAAGTCGTGAAGGACTCAAAGCTTCAAGACGACAAGGTTATGATGTTCCTGATCTTAATAAAATATTCAAAGTAAATCCTAAAAATGGTAATGCTTCTTTTGATGAACTAATGACGCAAGATTTACCAACAAGCTACTTACACTCAATAAAAAAAGGACTAGATAAATTAGTAGAAAGAAATACAGATAAAATTACTAATAAAATGAATTCAACCGGTAGAGAATATCAAATCATAAAACAAGAACTAAACGATATTATGAAAAACAATAATCCCGCTTACGCCAAAGCAAATAAAGAATTCGCTGACGTACAAAAATTAAGAGAAGCTTTTGAAAGAGGACAAAAATATAAAACTACAACAATTAGAAAAATAGAAAAAGATTTAAGTAAAATGACACCAGGCGAACAAGAAGCATGGAAATCAGGAATGGTTACAAAAATAGAAGACATAGCGCAATCTAAAAGAGATTCAGCAAATTTTTTATCTGAAGTTGACGGTTCAGACAAACTAGGAAAGATTTTTAACTTTTTAGTAAAAGACAAAAATCAAAAACAAGCTTTTGACAACATAATTAAATCAGAAAAAAACATGGCAGAAACCTTTAAAATTTTAAACCAAAATTCAAATACGGCTACCAAAGAAGCTTTCAAAAGTGAATTCGCTGAATCACAAAAAAGCGTTTTTGACGCTGATACAACTTACGGAGCGGTTAGAAACATAGCTAGAGAAGGGTTAAGAAAAGGTAAAGATGTTTTGCAAGGAGGAACAAATTCTGAGAGAGCAAAACTAATATCAGAAAGATTATTTGCAACTGACAAAGCTACGCAAAAACAAGTGTTAGATCAGTTAAAAATAACAAACAAAGAGTTAGCCGAAGAGGTTCAAAAAAGACTAGACAAAGCTTTACAACTCACAAAGTTTGGAACGAGAAGCATAGCGGTAGGCCTAGAGCAATAAACAAAAAAAGGAAGTACACATGATCCGTCTTGAGACGTTCTGAACGAATAGGAAAAGCGGGAGAATATTATGTCTGTTTTATTCTCTCTCAACTTTCCGATCTTGTCTGTCTTGTGCCACATGGTAGCCACGCAGATATAGTTTTTGAATGGAAAGATAAACTTTATAAATGCCAAGTTAAAACTGTATCTAAAAGGAATAGAGTAATTTCAAAACATACTGGCAAGATTTACAGAACCAATTATAAATTTGAACTTAGGCGCGGAAGTCATACAAAAAATAGAACTTATGAAGAAGATCATAACGACATTTATGCGCTTTTTATTATTCCTTTAAAAAAGGTAATCTTCTTGCCTGGTAACTTAAAAAAACAAAGTTTTAGGTTTAGCAGAACAGAAGCAGAACAAATATCAACTAAGGATTCATTCCTGGATTCTGTTCAACAAAGACTCAACGAGAAAATAATATACTTCAAAAAGTGAGATATAGACTCATATTTTAAGACCGTCGATTTTTCTGTCACGCAGGAGGTCGCGGGTTCGAGTCCCGTCACTCCCGCCACACAAAAAATAGTTTTAAATTAAACCTTTATCTTTTGCGAAAAATGAATCATGTTTGACAAATAGTAAGACTATTATGCTAAACTTGTACTACTGAGCATGATTGAATCTTACTCAGTTCGATAAATTTTCGTCAACAAGGCGTCAACAGAAAGGAGAGTTAAATGACAACACAAACTAGAGAAACAGATAAAAAAGAACGTAGCTTAGTAATAGTTGAAAGACACATAAGCGACGATATTAATAAACCTAAATTTAAAACTTATTTTGCTAAAGTAACTTTTCCTGGAACAAAGAAAGTAAAACTTATTAAGGTAGGCAACGATTACGAAAATGAATCTATAAGTGTTATGAGAGAAAGAGCTAGAGAGCAAGTTAATGAATATACAAAAAACGGCTATACAAAACTAACGCTAGATGATTGTTGGACTAATTATTATGAGCCATATACAAAAGCAGAAACCAAAGAATATAAAGAAATTAAAAGACTTTATTTAGCGCATATAAAACCTGAGTTTGGCCACATAGTAATATCTAAAATAAAACCAGATCAACTTTATAAATGGTTTTTAGAACTAAGCGCACATTCAAAAGGTGTTGCGAATCATTGTTTAACTTATATGAAAGCAATACTAAATCAGGCAATAAAACTAAATTTAATAAAAAATAATCCGGCCGACAAACTAAGTAAAAATTATATGCCTTCCAGAATTAGATATTTTACAGACGAAGAAACTGGAATATTTTTAGCAGAACTCAAGCGTTTAGGTAAAGAAAGTCCTTATGGATCGGCATTTATTTATTTGGCATATTTAACGGGAGCTAGAAAGGGCGAACTAGCAAAAGCTACCTGGAATGACTTAGTAGGAAATACAATAGTTTTAAGAGAACATAAAACAGACAATAAAACTAACGAACCAAGAGTTATTTATCTCAATGATGAAGCTATGCGTTTGATTAATAATTTGCCTAGAGATACAGAGACTATCTTAAAAATAAAATATCCTGAGAGACAATGGAAAAAATTAATTAAAAGAACCGGTATTAAAAATTTCAGATTCCATGATCTAAGACATAATTTCGGAACTCAGGGAATGAATATGGGTCTTAATATGATAAGTGTTGGTAAGCTAATGGGACATTCTTCAATAAAAGCTATGCAGATATACCAACACGCTAAACCTGAAT